TGGCCTTGGCGAAGCTGGGGAGGGTGAAGGAATGGAGAGAAGGGTGGACCAAACCAGTTGCGGTTAAAGGAAAGCTATGTGAACTCGACTCCATCCTCACCGACACCGCCAAGCCGATTGCGGTTGTGGAGGCCAACTCTTATCAAGCGATGATCTCAGCGTGCCAGCGAGCAATAACGGCTGAAACTAAGTGGCCCGTCACCGTCATCGTCATGGGGGTGGAGCATGAGTGAGATACTGTGCGCTGTTGGTTATGTCTTTTTCGGCGGAGTGTCACTCGGTGTGTATCGCGAGTTTTTAGTCGAAGAGTACAGCGGCCCAGACATCATCTTTATACCGTTGTTTTGGCCGATAATTCTTCCAGCATTCGTTGGTTACTTTGCTATAGGCTTAATATTCGGGAGAAAATCATGACCGACCAGAAAAAGATCGCAATGCTGGAGGGGAAGTTGGCCATGGCCCTAAATAGATTTGATCTGCTTAATTCCCAGAGTACAGACCCAAACGACAAAGACGAAATATGGTGTGATCTTGGCCGCTTATTGTCGTCTGACATCTCACAAATAACCCCAATCCAAGCCGAAACCTTCCACGCTGCCGTGGACCACGACTTCTACCCGACAGACCCCATCACCATCTACGTCCGTAAGGAAGACCTGGAACGGCTCAAGGGCAGGGTCCAGGTGCATTTTGAAGGCGGGGTGGGGTGATGAAAGAAACAGCAGAACGAATCAGGCGGCTATTGAGATCAAACTTCATCACAAATAGGCGATGCTCTGTCCGGTGCAAAAGCAACTGGGTGATTGAGATCAGGACCAAGGACGAAACCTGCAAGAAAGCAGTCAGGAAGATTGCCGAGCACGTTTACCAGCAGGAGAGCCACCATTGGCTTGTGTTGGACATTGACGGGTATTTTCCCGAGATACCTGGAGAGAAGGCCCCTGATGCCAAACAAACCAATGAAAGCGGGGCGGGGTGATGGGAAAGAGGCCATACGAATATTGGATCAACACCCCGTGGCCAGATTGCAGCAAGCTCATGCACTATGCAGTAAGGTCCAAGAATCCTGATAGATGGTGGAGACGGGACCATGCAACCAAACCAGCTTGCGGCAATGGAGATCCACAGAGGACCACGCTCAAGGTGATTGTGACCTGCTCGCACTGCCGCAGAATTATGAACAAGGAGGCCCCTGATGCCAAAGCCTAAGATTGAGTGGAGGATTGATGACGGGAACGAGGTTTATCTAATGCTCCCTACTGGTGACCACCCATCTCTTTTCAATGATGCTTACATCGGCGGCTTCATGGACCTCCAGCACCTAATGACCGAACTGCACGATAGGATTCTGCCGGAGGTTGAGGCGGAGATTGATAGGAGGGAGAAATGATCTACGGCAGTCTGTTCTCTGGAATAGGTGGCATCGATCTTGGCCTAGATCGTGCCGGCATGTCGTGCGCTTGGCAGGTTGAGATTGACCCGTATTGCCGCAAGGTATTGGAGAAGCATTGGCCCGGCGTTGACCGATTCAACGATATCAAAAAGTGCGGGGCGCATAATTTGAAACAAGTTGATTTGATTGCCGGCGGGTTTCCTTGCCAAGACATTTCTTTAGCCGGAAAGGGAGCAGGAATTGAAGGAGAAAAAAGCGGATTGTGGTCCGAATATAAGCGGATCATTTGCGAGCTACGACCGAGAATCGTCGTCGTGGAAAACGTTTCAGCACTCCTTGTTCGGGGGCTTGAGCGTGTACTCGGGGATTTGGCCGAGAGCGGGTATAATGCTGAGTGGGATTGTATACCTGCGGCCGCCGTTGGCGCCCCTCACCGACGTGACAGGGTGTTCATTGTTGCCTGCTCCAGAAGCCAGCAACACCAAGGCCGTCGCCAAACGAAGCGGCGGGAGGCCTCCGAGGTCGTTTCTGTGGCCAACACCCAACACGGTAGGATTTCGCAGCGACGGCGAGCTAAGGATCTTGGCACGATCTTGCCAGACAAACGAGGAATACGCAGCCATGTCACACAGGGCGGCGAGCAAGAAACGGGAGGCCCATTGGCCGACGCCGACAGCATGCGAATGGAAGGGGCGGGGGCCGAACAGCAAACAGCAGGGACTTGCGGAGAAGGTGAAGGCAATACACCGGGGGGCGCGGGCGGTTCCAACCCCAGACGCAAATTGTTGGAAGGGCGGGAATCACCGTGGGCAACTTACCGATCCCTCCTGCGGAGTAACGCCGAATGGTGGGCAACTGAACCCGACGTGGGTCGAGTGGCTAATGGGGTTCCCCGCAGAGTGGACCGCCTTAAAGGATTAGGAAACGCCGTAGTCCCGCAAGTGGCTGAGTTTATCGGCAGGATGATCATGGACTATAACAAGGAGAGCAAAAATGAAAGCGAATAAGATTCTCGGGATTCTCGCGCTGGTCATGATGATGGCGGGGTAAAAAATGAGCAAGCAAAACACCAGATACACCGAAGAGTCGGCGCTAGACCCCTACGCAAAATATGCACTGAAACACAAGATCCTAACGAGGGCGCAGGAGGCCGAGATTGGGGCGAGGATACTTGAGGGCGACAAGGCCGCCGTTGACGAACTTGTGGTGGCAAATCTCCGGTTCGTCGCAAGCATAGCAAGTAGGATACTGTGGACCGGCCTGACCCTACAGCAGCGGGTTTCGTCGGGAAACCGGGGGCTGATAACGGCCGCCGAAAAGTTTGACCACACCAAGGGCTTCAAGTTTGTTTCTTACGCTGTGTGGTGGATCAAGCAGGCGATCACAAGGGACGCGATAGTTGGCATACACCCGGTAAACCTGCGCGGCAATACATCAAGGGACTACTTCGTATCAAGGAAGATACTCGACCGCCACTTTCAGAAAAAACACAGGGAGATGGACGCCGAGGAGCTTGCGCCATACCTGGACGGGAGCATGGCGAGGGCAACCGCCGTGATGGTTATGATAGGAGGACACAAGTCACTGGACGAGCAAATAATTGCCGGCGGTAAGTCAATGACCAGGAAGGAAACCCTGGTATCCAGGGAGGACCGAACTGACTTTGCAGCGGAACAGAGCAGCACAGTCAAGGCTCTGGACAAGGCACTGGTAGCGCTTCCGGCGCGGACTCAGGACATGATCCGGATGCGCTACGGAGTTCAGCCATACGACAGGGAGCACATCCTGGGGGAGTGCGGGGTGAAGTATGGGGTCACTAAAGAGCGGGCCAGGCAGATCATCGACGAAGGGATGGAGAACGCCGGCAGGCCCGGCAGGAACTTCGACTTCCTAAAAGCAAACAAGGGCGTCGTGAAAGAGGCCAAGAGGGCGGGGATAATAATACTAACAAAGGAGGAGAGAAAGAACGAAAAAACGAGGCAGTGCAAAGGCGCGTGTGGAGAGACAAAACCAGTAAGGCTTTTTGCAAGAAACAGGAACGGAGGGTTCGGCCATATCTGCAAGGAGTGTGACCCGCCAGAGAGCAACGAGGAAAACCTCAGAAAAAAGCTGATCAGCAGAGAAGGGGCCGCAAAGAAAAGGGCCGTAATTAGGGAACAGAAAATCAAACAAGGGATGGTTTCATGATGGGCGCAAAAGGGTACAAAGACATATACAACGCAAAGTGTGTCGAACTGGAAGAAGCGAAGGCTGAACTGAGGGTTGAACGCATGTTTGGCGAGAAGTTGATGGAGAAATACATGGAGTTAAAAATGGAGCGCCAGACCACTGTCACGGTCAATGGTGCATCGCTCCTGAACTCCGTGCAGGACCAGCTTGGCCTTGCACTGAAAGGGGAGGGTTAGCGATGGAAACAGCAAGACAAATCGTACCCGTGATTGTGATATTCGCACTGTTCCTGGTGGCCTTGACGGCCACAGTGGCGATGGCAGAAAAACCAGCAGCAATCGAAACGAGTGAAGGCCGTTTCGTGAAGTGGAACTCGGTGATGCCGCCAGAGGTTGAGCAAGCAGAGAACAAGGTGGTTGTGGCCTGGACGCTGGTCCCAATCAACGTGGGGATCGGCGGTGTGCGATACATGCACGTCCCTGTTGCCTACGAAATGCCAGACAACCTGTGGGACACCCTTGGTGGCCTCTGTGACGGAATGCTGTGGTGGTGGATTACGGACGGTCGGCTATGAAAGAAAACAGAATAGTCGTACAAAAGGACATGGTCTTCGGGATTTTTGATGTCTACATCAAGAGCGGCAACGGGTGGGTTGTCCAGATGGAGGTGGAAACTATCCCGGAGGGCGAGTGTTACCCAACACCGGTTACACCACTGAAGATGGACAACACCGCCGCACAAGCCCTGATGGACAACCTATGGGACTGTGGCGTAAGGCCATCCAATGGCACCGGCTCTGCCGGCTCTCTGGCGGCAACCGAGCGCCACCTCAAGGACATGCAGGCGATTGTTTTTGATAACTTCCTGAAGGGCGAAAAGAAATGAGCGGGGAATACAAAAAACCAGAAAAGATGGAGTGTTACCTATGCGGAAGGGACCACCACCCAGACTTTTGTGGCCTTGCTCCACTGAAAAACCTGAAAAAGATAAGAGTCGCACTTGGCGAAATATCGTTTTTCGCTCTTCTTATTTTCCTGGCCCTGTGCGTCAACAACTGCGGGGGGTGTACCTCATGAAAAAAGACTAAAGGATATGCAGAAGATTGTCTTTGATCACACATTCAAGGAGGACAAGAGCGGTGGATAAATACTCAACGTGCGTCGAGTGTAAGGCCAGGCTTCCTTTTGAGCATCTGTCGAAAAACAGCATGTGCCGGGACTGTCTCTTGCTCAACAGTGAGGGGAGGTCGCACAGGATTGTGAGCAAGCACAAATGGAACGACATGATGCGTGACATTCTTCACGGTGAATGGCCGACACTAAAACCAAGGAATGCCGAGGAGAACAAAGAGATTCTGGAACAGGCGAGTAAAATCAAGCTCGGGAGCCTACACACAGGAATACGAGCCCGGAGAATTTACGATGGGTAAAAAGAAGCCCAACACCCCAAGGAGCCAGATCAAGAACGGTATGCGCCAAATGTGGCTGCGGTCCAGAGAGAGGGCCGCAGCACTCAAGCGCACCGGCTACTGCTGTGATGAGTGCGACGTCAAGCAATCAACAGCCAAGGGGAGGGAGGTCAAGATCCAGGTCCACCACATGGACGGGATAGACTGGGACGGCATTGTGGACCTGTTCATTGAAAGGGTCCTGCAAACACCAGACAGGCTCCAGCCGTTGTGCAAGCCCTGCCACGACAAAGAACACGGCAAGGCCAAAAAGTAGTTGCCCACTGTTTCAGAGTGTGCCATACTGTTTCACACAAGCCGGCTGACCGAGCCGCCCGAGCGGAGAGAGTGTGTGGTCGGAGAAGAAACACTGTTTCTGTGCGGGGCTGACGGCTCGGAGGCCGGCGGGATTTTTGGCGGTGGGTGCTTCCCCTAAAAAGCACCAAAAAGCGGGCCCGGTGGTACACCCTTCCCACCTGGGCCCGCTGCTTTTACCGTCCGTTTTTCCCTTCCCTGTAAATCCCGGTAATGATTAACAGGATCAAAAGAATCCCAATTTCCACTACTTCAAGACCTCGATAATCACCCGGGGCCCGCTCTTGTCGTAACAGATGCGACAATCAGCGCAATTTTTCCGGTCACAATTCGACTCAGCAACAGACGGATCAGAGATAACACAAAACACCTTGTCAAAACCCGCAGGGGGCCCGGTGTGGAGCTTGTTTGTTTCCTCCTCGCTGAACACCAGGGAAAGGTTGGCGGGGCATACAAGGCCCCGCACAAGGTCGGCCCGCTTTGTCCACAATGCGAAGCCAAGGTCAAGGCGCATCCGAGCCATTGAAAACAAGTTTTTTGCGTGGTCCCTGTTGATTAATTCACCGTGGCCATTGAATCGAACTAAGCCCGAAGCGGGTCGCAATCCTCCTGCCCAGTATTGCAGATAATCACGGCCCAGGGGGCGCGACAACAACGCCCCGTTGGCCTTCCATGCCGGGCGGCATTTCTGGCGGCAAGCTTCCAGCATCTTGACACTAAAACAAGACGCACAGACGGTGCCTTTTTTCTTCCTCTGTTTTTTGCAAAAATCATTATCCAGGGGGCTAGTGTTGATCGCAACAACCCCGGACAGCTTCCCCGTCATGTGTGAAATCTTCAAGAGTCCAACCTCCCCGCCCGGATTCCGTCCAGCGCAAGGTGGATCTGATAACAAGTCAGAGAATCACACGGCCACCAGTCGGGCCGGGTTTCGATCACATCGGCAAGCTGGCCAGGGGTGATAAATTGACGGTCAAGCTCCTCCTCAACCGCCTGCTCGATTTGGATTTTTTCGTCAACTGACAATTGGCCATCGTACAGCAGGGCTGACCAGACAGAGCAGAACCGGCCACCCTCTGCCCAATCCGGATCTTTGCCCAACTCCAGACGGACATTATCAAGGGCATCGTCAAGAGCATTCTCCAGGGCGTTAATCCTGTCGGCCATGGCTTCAAGTTTTGTTTTCATTTTGGAACCCCTCTTTTTTTGGTTTTATTGGCGACTTCGGCCACGGTGGTGGGTGGATGCTCCCAGGGGTCGTCTTTGTCCGGTGGTGTTTGGGTGTTTGAGATAAGGTCCCCGCATTGGTCACAACAGGCCCCAAGAGCATCGGCTGCGGCTGGGGTGAAATAGCAATGGCACATAATGCAGGCCCAATATTTCGTTCGGTGCGGCATAGCTAGTACCCCATACTTTCAGCGGTGTGGTCGCGTTGGCTGCTGCCCATGTCTTCCCAGGTTTTTTCCACATCATCCCAGACAAATTCCCGGAAGGAATCCAGACGGCCGTCACAGTCCATTGCCTTAGTGGATGAATTGCTGTAAACCTTGCCACCATCGGCCCAAAAAGCCTCCTCGGTGTAGCTGTATCCCTCCTCGTGGGGTCCGCCCCAGTTAAAGGTCATTGGCTCGCTTTCTGTGTGGCCTTCCCGTATGGGGATGAATAGAGGGCTCTCTGCCTCGTTGCTGTAGTAGGACACGACAGCGACAACGACCGAGCCCGGTTCGTTCAATTCCAAGACCTTGATTGTGTGGTTTTTGGTTGGCATGATATTACCCTTTCCTTGTGAGTTTGTGCGACAGTTCATTGATGGGGCTATGGCAGGTATTTAACACACTCCCTTTTTACTTCATCAATTAGCTTGGCAGAGATAGAAAAACTTATAATCACTCGTTCGAGGTCTTGCCTGATGCTGGCCCTTGTTGCATATTCTTTAGCTAAAAAAACAATCAGTTCGGCGCGGTTGTCTGCGTGTTGTTTCCTTATCTCTTTAATTGCACAAGGCCAACAAACAGCGGCACCCATTATTTCGGTTCCATCGGTTATGTGAGGGGGGTCTGTCCACCCTGCCGCCGTCTGGGTTCGTTTTTGCCTCCTTAACATAGTCCCGCAATGAACACACATAAAAGGACGGAGGCTTTTTGTTATGAATTCCTTTAGTCCCTCTATTTCCTTCCGCTGTTTCTCTATTTCATGGGCCAGAAAATCAATATTTTCGTCGCTCCCGCCCGGCAACTCATGACCGGATATTTCTGGGATCTGATAACTTTCTTCCATTATCTAGCCTCTTTTCGTGAGCTTGAGCCACCAGCGGCGGCAACGGTTGGCGACCCAGGCATTGGCCCGGACCTGGAACGGCTCGATGTAATCAAAAGAAATAATGATCAACCGAGTCAGGAACAGAGCAAAGGCGGCCACCGTGAGCAGGCGGAACACCTCCCAAATTAAAGCATACATCAGACCACCCCCCGGGCCAGGGCCAGCGCCCCGCACTTGTGACCGCCAGCAAGGGCGGAGGTGGTAAGCGATGCCCCTAGCGTCTGGCAGGCGGCCGGGAATTGGATATAATCGGCGGAGAATATAACAGCATCCCCGAAGTCTATCCCCTCCTCACCCAGGCATACCCCAATATTAAAAATGACAGATAATGCCGTGTGTCTTTTTTCGCGCTTGTCCATTTTAAAACCCCATCCCTTCTTCACACAATGACAGGTGGCTATCTTCGCCGGTTATGATGTGATCCAGGAGAGAGATTCCAAGCAATTCCCCGCACTTGTCCAGGCGTTCGGTTAATGCTATATCGTCGGCCGATGGCCTAGGGCACCCTGACGGGTGATTGTGTGAGACAATGATAGCGGCTGCACCGTGTTTGATGGCCTCGCGGAAGACCTCCCTGGGATGCACCAGAGAAGCGTTGAGCGTACCAATGGAAACAATCCAGGGCGCGACAATCAACCGGTGCCGAGTATCCAAAAATGCCACCTGGAAAGCCTCCCTACCTTCTGGCACATTGGGCAGGAAGTGAGGCACCGCATCCTCTGGCTGACAAATGACCGGGCGGGAATCAATCTTAAACTTGCGGGCGGTTTCTCTTACTTTATACATCTTTGCTCGCTTTCGAAATAGCCGCAGCACGGGCGGACTCGGTGGGGCGGGTGTCAAGATCAAGACCGGACAGGGCCCGCTTAATCGTGTAACCAGTGTATCCCATGTGATCGGACAGCATAAACCGGACACGGGGCAAGGGGTGACCGGCACGGAGAAAAAACAGAGTATCCTCCTGGCACTCCTGGATAATGTCGGCGGTTGGTTTTTGGTCGGCCATGATCAACCCTCCCATTGTTGATTGTGAGCAGATAGAACGGATTCAAGCAAGGCGCTGCCGGTCGTCCAGTCGGCCACCAGTTCCCCGGGGCCATTGCCCAGGACCAGGAACAGGCACAAGCAAAAGCCAGCAGCCAGCGGGGACGTGACCCGCAACCATGACGAATCCACGGAGAGGATAGTCTCAAGGGCTTCACCTATGGTATCCTTGCCCATGTGGGCAGTATCGCAGGCGATCCGTTCCATGCCATCATGGACAGAGTCCAGACGGAACCCGGCAGCGGTCAGGCGATTCAGCAGGGAAAGAACCTCGGCGCGGTAGGGGTGAGACTTTGGGAAAGCTGGCTCCTTGGGCCCCAGGCGGAAGTCGATAGGGATATTCATGATGCAACCCCCCAGGAGGATAAAACACACGGAACAACGAACCCAGCGCAGACCAGCGCCAGACCCAGCAGAATCAGGAAAAAAGGAACGGTCATTTCTCGACGGGTAGACATTTCAAACACCCTTCAGTTAAAGAACTTAACACAACCCCAGACCGGGGCCCAAAAAGAGACCAGAACACCTTACCACATACCCTCGGCACAACTCAACGAAAACTTTAATTATTTTCACCCCCAGAAATACCCTTGACCAAGGAAGCCAAACAGCAAACCCTCTCAACACATGACAGCAACCCCGGACCAGAGGGAGGCCAAAGGCCGACCGATGGGACGGAAGGCGCAAAGCGCCGCATCAGATCAGAATCCTGATCATTCTCTTAACTCCTTAAAACACAATAAGATAAAGACTGTCCAGACAGGACCAGGACAGCAGGAGCCAGAAAAGAGCCGGATTCGTTCGGAATCATGCTCAACCTGAAACCGAGATCATAGGTAAAGGGGGCGACCGTGGCCGGCAGCAGCAAAAACAAACCCGCACCCCATGCCGGCGACCCTGCCGGCGCCCTGGCCCCGGAGCCCCGGAAAGCTGGCCGCCCGGTTGGCTCCAAGTCCAGGACCAGGACAGACGTCGAGAAGCGCGACCTGGAAGCAAAGAACAAGGCCACCATCGTAGACCGGCAGCGCCAGGACTGCGCCAAGCTGGCGACCCAGATCAAACGGACCCGGGACCAGGGCGACCACGGCCCGGGCGACATCGGCAAGCTGGTCAAGGCAACGGAAACCCTTCACGCCATGGAGCGAGAGGCGCACGACTTCGGAAGCAAGGGACAGGACACCAACGCCGTGTTGGTTATCCCCCTGCCCGCCTCGACGATGGCACAATGGGCAGTGCTGGCCGGTCAGGTGCTACCGGCGACCCTGGCACCGCCAGCCCCGGATGGCATCGTATCAGGAGGGAATGTGGCCTTTGAAGACGAGATCAGGGGCGAGCCTGAAGCAGGTCACGGGCTCCCAGGGCCAGGAAACCACCAGGAACCAGGGCCAGAGGAGGGCGGATAATGACCCAATCCAGGCCCCCAGGAAAAAGAGGTGGTGGGGGGTCCCGGAAAAAGCGGTCATTGAATATCATGCCCTCCCGCCAATTTTTTTCCAGGTTTAGTCTCTTGATGTTTAGGAAGGTGCAGTACAATGGATCATAAAGCTAGGATACGGACGATTTTCATGTATCAGAAGCCGACGGAGGAGCAGATCAATCGGATGGAGTATTTGCGTCGTCTTTGTTATGATCTTGCTCTTGCGATTGACGATCATTGTCCCCCTTGCGCCGAGCGTCAGTCAGCGATAGAGCATTTGAGTTTGGTTTCGATGCAGGCGAATGCGTCGATTGTTCGTCATGAGGGTGGTAAATGATGGGTTGGGCGCGTGGATCTGAGTTGGCTTCCGGTGTTTTTAATGCTTTTTTGCGTAATTCCGATGGCGCTCTCCTGTCGGACGACCGTGTTGGCGAGTTTGCTTTGGAGTTGTGTGAGTTATTTGAGGGGGCCGATTGCGACACGATGGACGAGTGTAAATTCGTGCATGACCACCTTGAGTGGGATGAGGCGGCCGAGAAGTGGGTTATTTTGTCATGAGGCATAAGCTGTCGGTTTTGTTTTGGTGTTTGCTTGGTGGAGCGTTTTTCTACATTTGCTTGGTGTTGGTGTTCGGTTGATTCTGTTGGAGTGTGATTGTTTTTTAGCCTGGAGGATTGAGATGAAGCGCCTAGTGGGTTTTATGTGTTATGGCTTGGTTTTCTTGCTAGTTGGCTTGGTTGCCATGACGAGCGATTACAGTGGCATGGGTCCGCATCATCGTGCTGCGTTGGCGGGCCCTCCTGTTCACGACATTTTTTCTGATTGCATGTCCCTGGAGTACATTCCGACGAATTTGGCCACTGCTGACACGTTCTGGTTTAATGCAGGGCGCACGGTGACTTGGCCCGCCCAGGCTGCTGATTATTTTGGTCCATCTTCTACTACTACCGGGATCAACCCATCGAACGGGACGAAGATTGTCGGGATGCGGCCCGTTAAGAAGGCATTATTGTATTCGATATCTCCTTTTTCGGTCCAGGTTTGGAGTGGTGGTAATTCGTCTGCTGAGAACAACTATTCTCTTGTTGATACGCTGGCCGTTACTTTGCCGAGGGCCGGTGACAAATATCCGTGCTGGACGATTGCGATGTATCCGGATTCGTTGTTTTTCAAGACTGCCGGGGATTCAGTGTCGATGATTTTGGGGTACTGACCCCATGTTGAGAGGAGCTTCAGTGTTGTGTAGCTGTCGGGAACCTTTGCTGCGCGAGGGGGGCTGTGCTGTGCATGGTCCCTGGGTTCCGTCTGCGTTTGAGCGCCTGATTGCTTGCGATTGGCCTGGGTTGCCCTGGGTTGACACTGTGATGGCTGACGGCAGCCATGTTTTCCGTACCTACGGCCTTCTGGACCGGTCTGACCTTGGTCTTGAAGAGCCTCTTGTATTCCGCCGTTACGAGCATCTTCCGATGTCTACCGGTGTAGTTCAAACTCCAGTGGAGGGTGTCTGATGTCCAAAGTAGCCGGTGAATTTTTGAGGTTTGTTCCGGACAGTGTTTGTGGTCTGGTTGTTTGCCGGACCCAGGCCCAGGTTGTGTACGAGATGCGCGGTGCTTGTGAATTTTTCGAATCCAAGGGCCTGGAGCCGCGTGTTTTTCATTCTCGGCGGTCATTGGCTGTTGGCGGGTCAGAGCTACGGTTTTGCACGATTGGTCACGAACAGGACTGCTACAGGTACGCCGGGTGTCAGTTCTCAATGATTTACGATCTAATTGGCCTTGAGAGGTTCCAGTTTGAGTATATGCGCCGCCTCTTGCGGTCCTGTAGAGGCAGCAAGGAAACCACCTGGGTCTACGGGCAATTTGATGACGTTGGTGCCAGGCGGAGATATATGGAAGCCCACGATGAAGGGAGTGTCTGATGGGTAAGATCAAAGAATGGATTTTCAAGGGTGGGGCGAAGTTGCGGTTCACTGAGCCGACCGGTGATCCTGCGGACGAGTTGGTTGGTTCCGATTTCTACCTGCCGCATCCGGGGGCGCAGGCTGACATGGTGAATGCCTCTGCGCCGGCTTCCGCCCGCGTGTTCTTTGGTGGCATGGACTGGGGTTACAAGAGTGATCCTCTGGTGTTCGTCCCGTTCAAGGGGGATAAAGATGGATCGTAGAGCGTTCCTGAAGCGTTTTGGCTTGGTTGCCGGCGCTGCTGCTGTTGTCGATCCTGCTGCCATGTTGGCTGCTCCCGAGCCTCCACTTACGGCCACCAGGGTTGCGTACCAGGAATCACTGAAAACTGCCTACGCGCCGGTCACGCGTTGGGCGGAGTCCGACCACGCCTGGGATGCCCAGCGGTACAACGACGAGTTTCTTTCCCGGTTCACAAAAGAGATGGCTGAGGCGATGGCCAAAGAGGCCGATAGTGTTTGTTTCGCAGCCCTAAGAGGAGAAGTGCTATGAAATGTGACGTATGTGGCCGTCGTATGCGGTCAGGAGCGAGTTATTTCGAATGTGACGGCTGCGGCAACACCGCGAAGTTTGTGCCGCTGTCAGAGTCTATGGCGACCCTCCGCAAGGAGAAAGAGGCCGAGCGCAACCAGGCGATCCTGGACCAGATCGTGGAGCCCCTGGAGTCCCTGCCGTCCACCGAGCCGATGAAGCCGAAGAAGCCCAAGGCCAAGTCAAAGGCGAAGCCCAAGTCCAAGAAGAAATCCAAGAAAGGTGCGAAGAAATGAGACTCGCAATAACGCTTATTTTGCTGGTTTTTCTGTGTGGCCCAGCACTTGGCCAAAACCTGGTCAAGGAGGCGTCAGGTAGTAGCTACCCGAAGTTTGAACACGCACTCTCTGATTTGGGGTTCTTTGCCCTGTATACCGACTCCACCAGTAGCACAGCCAATCAAATCAGCAGGCTAGAGATTACGGCCGTTACTGACTGTTCTTTCAATATTTTGGGATACAGTCACACCAATGAAACCGACACAACCCCAACTTCGTGGTCCAGGATTTCCCCTGCGTTTCTTCTCGCGGCCCCAGACACGGTGTTGACGATTCCAGCCGGCAAGTCTGCGTGGTACTACTTCGACAGGCAGCGACCGAAGGCAATCGTTCTGGTAAGCGGATCTATAACGATCAAGGGCGAGTAATGAAGCGGTTCGCGGTGTTGGCCGCCTTCCTGCTTGCGGTGTCTGCTGCGCTTGCTGACGGCTACTTGAACGGTGGGTATAGCGGTGGATACCAGGACAAACTGTCCGGCTACGACAACAGCATCGGCGGCCAAGAGTCGATCCTTATCGCCTTCACGGAGAACACTCGGTATGCCGCCCCAGAAAGCCTCAAGGTGAACGGCGGCAGGTTTGACTTTGTTTATGGCCTGACCGGCGGGCCGTATTGTGCCGTTGGTAGATTTGTTGACGGAGATACTACGGCCAATAATCCAGCAAACATGAGATCATATCCAGCAAGATCGAGATTGGCGGGAACAGGTGTTGATTGGGAACTTACCGGCGGTGCCGCCGGTAGTCTTACGTATATGGATATTGACCAGATAGACGATTTCGATGGTGCGGAAATTATCTCTGCTGCTTACCGTGAAGTTGTTGTTAATTTTGCCGATACTCCCTATGTGCCGAGTATGGGTGATACGCTGTGCGTTGTACCCGTTACGCGTCAAGACTTGCAGGGATGGGGGGATGGGTGGATATCAAACAATATAAATGATGCCGTAATGAAAAGGTCGCCCACCGTAGTTGAGTGGCCGCCGTCACACAAGGACAGCTCAACACTGATGTCTGAATTTGGGCGTTGGCACGATTACCAAGACCTAGATGACATCGTGCCGCCGGGGATGTACACGGGCACTGGGTATGCGCTGAATGATACGATTGCATTCGATGTCACAGACTATGTAACCTGGCTATCAGAAAATCCCTCATACGACTGGAATATTGTTATTAAGCAGGTGACGACATCACCGACTTTCCAACAATTCGGCGGTCCGTGCGTCACAAATACAGAACAACGCAGCGCAATTATTATTGAGATGATCCCCAACATAACCACAAGCAGCCTGAAAAAAACAGGAGGAGTGCCGAGTGGTGGCCGCCTTGAGGGTGGAGCAATAGCACACAAGGAAAACATCTATGCTATCGGCGGCGATGTTTCAGGCACATTTACATCCACCGATTCAGGCGAGTCGTGGGAGTTGCACAACAATGGCCTGATAAATCACGACGAAATACCAAACTATTACGTCGATGATATTGTGCCTGTGAAGAACAGTTATTTTGAAGGGTTTATCGCTGCGACTCGCGGTGGGATTTACAAGGCGTCAACATCGACCGGCGGAGTCGGGAGATGGGTCACGATGACCCCTGCCGACAATGCCGACTCACTCTATGTGTCGTGGATTGATCGTCCGTGGAGCCCTGCTGGTGGCAGGTTCTCTCCGACAGGATTCTCTTCACTATCTTTCGCATCGGAAGACGTTGTGGTGGCCTCTGCCGGTGAGTACAGGTGGGAGAGCGGGAACGATGACGATGAAACTTTATACCGCTACCCAGGCGGGGTCGTGCGCTGTTCACACGCAGATTCAGTCATCACCTCTCTATGGGTGTACGACTTTTCTGATGCTACTCCACTGTGGGAGCAGCTTGCAGATTACGACGAAGACCAAGGCAGGGTTGTTGATGTTTCAGCGGCATACATTTCGGGCACGCTCTACTCCCTGTGCGCCACCACCAAACTCGGTCCACAACTGTTCTCCGGTGGAGTGTACATTGACTTGTCTGACAATAGATGGCTCGGGCCAGCCGGTGAGATTTTTATAACTTGGTCCGACGAACTACTATCCAGCGGGGACTATCAGGCGATTGATAGTTGCTACCTAACTGACGATGGCAGAGCTTTCGTTGCACTGAGAAATCAGGAGCAGGCATCGGACGTAACATCAGGCATGTATATGTATGATGATGTTACTTCGGATGCCGGTTCGTGGTACTGGATTGGTGACGATTCTACCCTGCTCGCGTACTCTGGAAAAACAATCGAAGACACAGGTATCGGGACCGGGAATATTCATCCAGATGCCGAGTTCACTTATATCCAAATGGCCGAGGGATCAAGTCCAACTGAGCCTGATACTCTCTTCGCATCGTCAAGAGATGGCGCGTCTGGTGCCGGCCTGATACGGTGCCTGATACCCGCTGTGGTCACTCCTGCCGATGTTGTGTGGACAAGCCTACTGTGGAACGAACCCGGCGAAAACCTCATGCCAATGGACAACTGGTTCGACTCCAACATCGCAGGCACATTCAATGCCCACACGATCTTTGAGGTGGCTCTCGATCCAGACGATTCACAGCACATGGTTTTGCACACAAATATAAGATTGTTTGGTACTACCGATGGTGGTGTGTCGTGGGATCGGCTTGATGGTGTTGACTACGGAAATGAAGAAAAGTTCCGCAGTACCGGCCTAGACGAAACCTGTATAAGTGGTGTGGGTGTTGGCTCGGATGGGACTCTCTATTACTCGACAGCAGACAGAGGCTTGATTACGACTGATGGTGACGACTGGGATTGGTTGATACTCAGCAACCCCGGCACAGACACTGATGCGTGCCCTGGCTCATGGTCTGCTGATTGGTGGAACGACACTGAGTTTCCCAACAACGAATCAGGCGATGTGATTGTCTTTGAAAATTTCGACGGAACAGGCTTTGACAATGTTGTTATCGTCGGCGGGGAGCAGGTTGCAGCAGGTCAGTTCAATAAAATATTTGGACTGACAAATGGTGCCTGGACTCACATGACAGCGAGTGTGGATAGCCTCGACACTTACCAGTTCAGTGGAAGCACTATATGCGGCAACGCCGACGGCACAGAGGTCTATGTCGCCTACCGCAAATGGGAGGATAGCCTGTGCTTTTCTCCGGGTTCTCTGCTTCGCGCAGGCGTAATAAAGTTTACTTATAGCTCCGGGTGGACACACAGCTTCATTAGCGCAGATAACGACTGGCCGACATCGTACAACGCCACTTCAATGGCTCTAGTCGGCAACGATTTGTTCGTTTCTTTTCCGGCGTATAGCGGCTCCACTACTGGTGGCGTTATGTACCATGACACGAAAAGCGGGCCTGGGTGGACAACCTGCTTTGGCACACCGGAGAACGATACATATAATGCCAACGGCAACAACACCGGTCTTGCGACTGACGGGACTATCCTTTACACGATAACAAGGGGCGTTAATGCTGGATTATTTGTCTGCCCTGATCCAGCAGCGGCCCCTGCAACGTGGACACAGCTAATAAATGCTGTTGCGGGTACTCCGTTGCTGCCGAGCATAACAAGTGTTGGGCCGGTACTTACAGAGCGGTATCCCACTCTCACCACCCAGCAAATTGCCATCGCATTATTTAACGCGGCACAGCTTATGGTAGATCCCGACGACTCTGATATTGTCTACTTCACTGTGTCTGGCTACGAGAACAAAATGGCTGACTTTAGCGGACTCTACAAATACGACGATGGAAGCGGAACCCTTGAACACCTGTTCCCGAATGATCCGTCGTCAAGTGTCGGCGGTGTGCGTGGCCGGATGACTTACTCGGACTACTTCACGCCCCCTAGGATAGTCTACGGAACATCATGCTCTGGTCCACGATGGTTTAATAAATAATGCGACAGCGGAAAACTGCACCACCAGGAGAGCAAAATGTCAGAGAAGTTCGAGCGAGAAGTTTTGCAACGACTGACAGCAATAGAGACAAAAATTCAGCTTAGTTCGGTTGACCCGGAGCGATGTGCAAGGCACGAAGAAAAACTAAAGGTGGCAAACAAAAGGATCGAGCGGATTGAGCGGTCTGTTGGAAGGCAAAACATTGTGGCAATGACAATGGGCGCTGTCGGTTCTGGTTTTGCGCTATTGGCAAAATACCTGTTCACGAAAGGACCATGACATGGGGATCACAGGAAAACGAAGGCTGTTATTTGGCCTATTCAGTGTTGCAATGGTCGGGGTGATTGAACTTGCAGTTGCCGGCGGCATGAGTGTAAACGGTCAGGTCACAATGGGCGTCATCAATGCCTTGTTCTATGGCAACAGCGCCGTGGATAAGTTCAAGAACGGGCAGAACGACGGGAAGCCAGTTGTTTAAGAGGGCGTGGCATTGGCTGGTGGCGGCATTCGCCGTCCTTGGCTTCGTTCTGATGCAGATATTCGCAGGGAAAAAAGATGAGAAAGTTGTGGCCTCGTTCAGGGACGAACTAAAGGCCCGCAACAAGGAAAAGAAAAAGGACGCCCTTCAGGATGCGAAAAAGAAGCACGATAATGTTATTGCTACTGATGTTGACGACTGGCTCGACGACCAGCTTGGCCCAGGAGACGATGGGGCTGCGTGAGCTTGCCAAGGCGAAGACAGTAGACGGATCAAACTGGCTTTATCCACAGGTCAGAATTGACCTGAAGGCATTGAAGGACAAGCAGGCTGGAGAACTGTTCCACGTGGAACAAAAGGTTGCGTATGCAGAGGCGGAAAGCGACTCACTGAAACTTGATCTACTGGTGGCCAAAGCGACTCAAAACACCAAGTGGTACAAGTCTTCAGAGGTCAGCTTCTTTGCTGGTGCGGCCGTAGCAATTCTCTCTGGGTGGGCCCTCGGACAGGCGGCAGGTAGATGAAAGTCCAGAACATAATCGGCAGGGCGAAAACCTCTGCACTGATGAAGAAGATGGCCGGCGGCCCACAGGCCATCCTGAAGAACAGCCCAATGAGGGGTTCAGGGATCAAGGGCAGCAAAGGACTCAGCCCGAAGAAGATGAAAGGGTTTGTGGTCAGTAAACAAAACCCAGCCTTTACGCCCCGCACTGGTGGGCTTGTAAGACCCAGGAGAATGCGTTGAACGAGAACGACCTTCTTAACACCACAGTAGCCTGGAAGCCACAGCCGGGACCGCAGACGCTTGCGATACAGTGTCCTGCTACCGAACTGATGATAGGCGGGGCCGTTGGTGGCGGGAAGACCGACTTTCTCCTTGGTGACTTTGGGCGGGACATACCCATCGGACCAGGCTGGCAGGGGATCTACTTCCGCAGGTACTTCCCGGACATGGATCGTGTCATCCAACGGTCAAAAGAGATTTTCGCCCCGATCTACGGGATCAAGTGTTACTCAGAATCCAAATACAAATGGAACTTCCCCAACGGCGCGACATTGCGCTTCAGGGCGCTTGAGAAGGACAAAGACGTCCTGAAGTATCAGGGCCAGGATTATTCCTGGATCGGCTTTGACGAGCTAACACAGTGGGCCTCAGAGTACGCTTATTCCTACCTGTTCTCCTTCCGACTTCGCTCGGCCAAGACATCAAACCTAACCGGCGAGCCCATCAAGGTACGGATGCGCTGTTCCAGTAACCCCGGCGGGCCTGGTATGTCCTGGGTTAAGGCCAGGTTCCTGGACCCAATGCCGCACGGAACCGGCCTGCACGTCAAGACCCAGAAAACCTCATACTGGCGGGTGTTTATTCCATCGAAGCTTGAAGACAACAAAATCCTGATGGAGAACAACCCTGAATACGCCGACAGGATCATGGAGTTTACGGACCAAACCCTGGCCAAGGCCATGCGCCACGGCGACTGGGACTCGATACCAAACGCAGCATTCTCCGAATTTGACAAGCTCGTCCACGTTGTTGACCCGGCACCAATCCCAACTGATCGACCAACCTGGCGATCCATGGACTGGGGATTCAAAACCCCATACTGCAACCTACATATTTTCTCGTCGAATGATGGGGATATTATCGTCGGGAATGAGATTTACGGCTGGTCAGGAAAGCCCAATGTTGGGACAGAAGAATTTGCCGACGAGGTGTATTCTAAAATCAATCGCTACGAGAAGGCGAACAACCTCTATGTGCCAATGGGGTATTTGGATACCCAGTGCTGGGAAGATAAGGGCAAGCGCGGCGGCTCGATCTACGATGACTTGTGCGGACCTCCTGGTGATCGCCTTGTTTGGAGGCCATGGAAAAAGGGCCCAAACAGTCGGGTGCTACAGGCCCAGGGACTTCATGACCTGATGAAGGTCACGAATGGTCGGTCACGCCTGAAGATCATGAGGAATTGCACTCACTTGATCCGGACTCTGCCGTTGCTGCCGGTTTCCAAGCTGAATATTGAGGACGTTGATACAGACGCCGAGGATCACGCATACGACGCACTGAGGGGCGGGCTGGCTAAAAGGATGCCAACAAGACAACAGATTCAACAACGACACATAAACAGGCAAATTCGGGAGATGGAGTATATGTCACCGAGTGAACTTCAGTACGGGGGATCATAATGGCTATTATCCTAAAGTCAGATGATTCCAGAGTTGAGCTTGCACAGTTTGTCCTCAATAGCTGGACGGAGATGAGAACCGAGCGCCGTGTGCTTGAGGAAAAATGGAAACGGTGCATGATGGCCGTGCTTGGCGAACACGACGCTAAGTGGGTCAAGTGGGCAAAACAAGCGAATAGGTCCAGGCGATTTGTTGAGTTGTCCGGTGATGCCGTGGACACCATCGCCCCCCAGGTTTACGATGCTGCATTTGGGCCGCTTGAGTGGATGAAGATGCAGCCCCTACGCACGGGCTACAAGCCAGACGACGACAAGCAGGCCGAGGCCATGAAGTACCTGCTGAAGTTCCAGATGGGACGTACAGCGTATGCCCAGACGGCCAAGATAGCCATCAAACAACTGATCACCTTGGGGAACTGCCCTTGGGGCATGGACTGGTACACCAGGAAGGCCGTCAATAACGAGTCCAACAATGAAGAGATGGCGCGGTGGCTTGAAGAGTCGGCGGCTTGGCACCAAGAGTTTGACCAGATAAAAGAGGAACACGAAAAGGTTTCACAGGCCATCAGGCTCAGTGGTGGCGAACCGCCGCCGATGCCTGAATTTGAAGAACCGCCGATGCCGCCCAGGAACATGGACATTGTTTACGAGGGCCCAAGGCTCTGGATTGCCAGCATATTCAACTACGTCCAGGAGCAGCATCCGAACGACGGATCCAAGGCTCTCCGCATTCTCCGGTCATGGAGGACGAAAGAGTACCTGAAAGAGGCAGCAAAACCAAAGACCGACGGATACAGGCTGTACTCTAATCTTGAGAACATTGGCGACATCAGTTCAGAGGCGACAACCGGCGATAATGAGGCAGAGGCTTTGATCAAGATGGCCCTGGGTATGCAAATGCCATTCGGGAAAAGCAAGGTCGAGATCAAACAGATGCACGGCGATTTTGAAATACTCAAGGGTGGAGAAAAGGGAGTCTATAAGGACTACATCGTCACGGTGGCGAATAAAACCCTGATTGGCTGTGAACCGTCGAAGCTCTACTCTGGCGCAATGATGGTCCGGAACGCCAAACTGGGCCTCATTGAGGGGGCCGTCTACGGGCGCGGGCCTATCGAAAAGGGCCTGAACGAGCAGGACTCCACCAACGCGCTCCACAATCAGGTGATTGATGCGGCGAATACAGTCATCGCCCCAGAGAATGAGGTCGTCGAAGAGGGCCTTGTTCATGGCGTCAAGAAACCATCCGGTCCTGGCGTTGACCACCGCGTCTATGAAAAAGGGACGATCACGCCGATTGCAAAGAATTTCCAAGGGCTCCCAATGGGCGCACAGGTTGTTGATTCCTCTATCGCGCGGCATGAGCGGTTTGTCGGGGCTATCAATACCTCCACTGGAAGTTCAGAAACGGCAACCAGAACCTCTCGCAACAGCAGCGTGATCGCCACCAAACTTGGTTCTCACGTTATGGACTTCGAAGAGGACTTCGTGACCCCAAGCCTGGACATGATGCTTGAGATGAACGCCCAATACATCGACGAGGAGCAGATCGTAAACATCACCCAGGACGATACGGTGGTTGGCTCGATCAAGGTTCCGGCGTCTTGGATAAGGCGCGGTTGGACGGCCAAGGCCGGCGGGTCGAAGTACCTGGCCGAGCAGCAGGAGCGCATTCAAAATCTGATGATGGCCGCACAGATCACCGAGCAACAGGAGGCCACCGGTCAGGTGTCCCCTATCCGTAAGGTGAAGCTGTACCGACTTCTCTTCAAAGAGGTTCTTGGCGAGGCAGACGATCTTGTAATGAGCGAGGAAGCATTCCAGGCCGAAAAACTGGCAAAGATGAAATATGACGAGCAGCAGCAGGTAAAACAGGTTCGAATGGAAGCGGCAGCAAAAGGAGGGCAAAGTGGCAACCAGCAAGCAGGAGCGAATAACACTAACGGCGGCGAAAAATCAGGGTCATCTTGATCCTATTTTAGACTATCTGGCACGGAAGATCGCAGAGCGGTCAAAGCCTATGCCAGTAGAAGGACCGGAGTGGCCGCTCAAAAGAGCGGAAGCTGACGGTGGATTGAAGGATCTGAGAAACACACTGACTTGGATTCTGGACAGGACTAACTTCACGCCCGACGGGGCGGAAAACACGGAGGAATAACATGGGACCGTTCGACGAATTTGCACAAGCAGCGAAAGACATGGAAGAACTTGGGGACAACCCACCTGAGATCACTCAAGAGAGCGAACCACAAGAACAGGCGCCCGTTGCCCCTGGGGACACCCAGGTCGTTGACGAGAACCTTTCTGGTGGACTTGGCGAAAGAACTGTCGAGGTCGAGGACGCACCGTTGAGCGTGGAGGACATTCTTGGGATTAGCACACCAAGCACACCTCCCGACGGAACAGTGCAAGCAGAAGAGGAAAAACCTGCTGAGTCCAAGGAGCCCAAGACAGGAACCGACGCCCGCTTAAGCGAGATGTCCGAACAACTGAGGCACTACCGGGAGCAGAACGAAAAGCTCACCAATAAGTTGCTTACAGAGCCAGGGCATTCAGGTGAACCAAGCGACGAGCAGCCCGTCGAACTTGATCAGGACGTTGTGGATTACATGGCTCCGTACATCGAGGCCGGGATTGGGAAGCGAATGAGCGTGATTGAAGATAGCATCGCTCCCATGGCCAAGACAGCGGAGAACCAGGCAATCGCAGACCAGATCGCACTCGATGTTGAAGGCTTTACAGTAGAGGATCTGCCAAAATTGGTGGATGCCTTTGAGGCCGTTCCGCAAGACCAAAGAGCCCGTTACGAGGGAAGCATTGCCGGCGCTGCCCTCCTGGCCAAGAAATTGGCAGACGGCGGAATGTTCGGCAAAAAAAGGAAGACAGGATCGTCAAACCCTCTGGCCCAACGACATCAAACCGAAGGAGGGTCTGGCGTGTCCAGGCAGCAATCCGACGATATGTCCGAGGACGAGAAGGTTAGGCGAATCAATGAAATACCCGGCGATACCGTTTTGGATATGCTTGAACGCATGAGGTAGCGTCAAGACACCGATGGAGGTGTAGAAAATGGCTACTACTACATTAGCAGGACTCCGGTTGAGTTCTGAGGTCGATGCAGCAATCTCTGGTGGAACAGAGATGCCCAAGGCCACCCGAGCGTGGTACAACAAGGTCTTTTTGAGCGTGGCCCGTGGCCTGCTTATTCATGACCAGTTTGGAATGCCAACCACCCTGCCGAAGAACACAGGTGAACAGGTCATCTGGCGGCGTTGGTTGGATCTTGCAACCGCCACCGTCCCCCTGGGCGAAGGCGTCAACCCGACCGGAAGCACCTTGGCGTATGAAAACGTCCTGGCCACCGTCAAGTGGTATGGTGACTGGGTTGGAATCACCGATGTTGTGGACTTCCACCATGTGGACAACGTGCTGTCGATTGCAACTGAAAAGTTGGCTCGTCAGGCCGCTGAAACCATGGACGAAATCACCCGCGACATCATCAATGCCGGAACGTCCTTCCTGCGCGTTGTGACTGACGGATCAAACCCGACAAACGGTGTTGGCCTGCGGACTACCGTGAACGGCGTTTGCACCAAGGCGGCCCTTGATACGGCCATCACAACCCTTGAGTCGGAGAATGCGGAGAAGTTCCGCCCGATGCAGGGTGCTTCGAAGAAGGTTGCAACGCAGCCTCTTGCACCGACCTATGTTGGGTTGATTCACCCTCACGTTGCTAACGGCTTCGTGAAGGCATTGGCTGGCTTTGCGACGGACGACTGGATTCCTTTCCAGAAATACGCCAGCGGCGGGATCGCCTACGAGGGCGAGATCGGGACTTACCGGAACGTCAGGATGATCCAAAGCACCAAGGCCAAATACTGGCCTAACACTGGCGGCGGAACAGACCTGAGTACCACCCCCACGGTTGCCGGCGTGTATCGCTCCACCTCTGGATCACTTGCCGATGTTTATTCGGTGCTGATCCTGGCCAAGGAAGCCTTTGGCGTCGTGAAACTCGCGGGTGCTTACAACACCTACTACAACAAGGCCGGCGGAAACTCCGATCCCTTGCACCGTTTGGCGACTGCTGCCTGGAAAGCCGTCAAAACTGCCGCCATTTTGGATGACTCCAAGATGATCCGGATCGAATGCGCCGCCACCTGGTAGGCGATAACTGAAAGAAAGAGGTGAAATCATGGCTGCTGGAGATGTGACATATACGAACCCCGCCGCTAACTTGGCGATTGGTTCTTTCGCAAGCGGGTCTTTGACCTGTGACGCCGACACGGCGATCAATGTCCTGTGTGGGTTCCAGCCCGCACGGATCAAGCTGTTCTACAAGGACAGTGGAGCCACCACTGTTGACAAAGTGATTGACTGGTTTGCCGGCATTACTGCGGCGAATTACTTCAACACGCTGATGTCAACTGGTGTCATCACGCTTGTTACAAGCGGTGGTCCGATTGTGTTTGCCGGTGATGATGATGAAACCGAGGGTTTCACCATTCCTGCCGCACTCATGGACAACGACGCTGACACAATCTACTGGATCGCATATCGGTAGACCAATAAGGGGGGCTTCGGCCCCCCTGCCATAAATTAACTGCGCCCGACGGGGCGAGAAACACGGAGGAGCCAGGAATGTCAAATACGAAACTAAGCCCGGAGCAGGCCGCGCTGAAAAAGATGGGGAAGGGCCCAAAGGAACCAGTGGACCAGGAGGAGGAAGTGGTGGAGGAGATCAATATCCAGGCGGGCTTCGCGCTTCCGGATGACTTCGAAAACCCACCATGCGGAGAGATGGGGCACTATTGCATCAACTCACGGGGCGTCTACGACCCAGAGTGGATTCAGCTTGTGATTCAGAGCGCATACGAGGGGCAGGCGAACCCGCAGAAATTTCCCCTGGGTGGCGTGACGTACATCGTGCCGCTCGACGAGTGGCTGGACGCCCCGCCGTGCGTGAAAGTATCCTTGGATGATGCGGTTGAGACTCACCACGTCAAGGCCCCGCCAAACGCAGGCGACATCATGCTCGGCAAGAAGACCAAGCACAAAAAGATCACCAGGAAACGCTTCGTCTATCAGACGATGCCAAGTTCTTAAGGAGCGATGAAATGAAGAAGAATCTGCTGTTTGTGTTCTTGGTGATTGCGCTGTTTGCGTCATCGGCTTTTGGTGCGACCACATACCGCTACGGTGATTCTGTGTCCACCATTCGTGGTGACGTTATTGGTGGCGCAACCATCACGGTTTACACGGCCAACACCACAACGAAACCAACGCTGTATCGCTACAACACGGACTCAATCGAGTTGACCAATCCTACCTACACGGACACCTATGGCAGGTTCTTCTTCTACGTTGCTCCGGGGCTTTACGACGTTGTTGTATCCGGTACCGGGCTGACTTCTTACACCATCGAGGATATTAGGGTCTGGTCTGACTCTCCCTCAAGCGGCAAATACAATGTAATAGATTACGGGGCTATACCTGACGACGGATTAGATGATTCAGTTGGCATACAGGCGGCAATTGATGCTTGTGAGGGCGCTTTTGGTGGAACTGTTTATTTCCCAACCGGCACCTACCTTTATGACAATGTAACGGTAGATGGTGACAATGTTAGTATCGAGTGTTCTGGTGCGGTTTTTATGTACCCATCTGTTGCGGGAACCTCTGGAACGCCAGCCTACATGCTGCACATAACCGGCGACAATTTCAAGATTACAGGCGCTCAATTCATTATGACTGCTCAGTCTGGTACTTATGACTATGCGGTGTATGCCAATGGGTCGAGCGGTGTGAAAATCCTTGACTGTTACTGCACTGGTGGCGGATACGCTTTTGCCACCAGGGCGTCAAGCCAAGTGGTGATGGATAATTGTGAGGCCACCGGGTTCAGGGAATATGGTTTCTTGTGTTGGGGCGATTCTGAAGATATTTCAATAACAAATTGTAGCGCACACGACACAATTGGATCGGTTACTGCCAACGGCATAAAGATCGCAGGAACAACCACCGGAACCGCAACACAAATCGACGGGGTGGTTATATCAGACAACCGTACCTGGAATTGCATACACGGCATTGATGTCGCCATTAACAGCGGAAGCAACTACACAATATCGGATAATGTAATTTGGGATTGTACTGGATATGCTCTTGTGTTCAAATTCAACACGTTCACATATCTTGGAGGCGAATCAGGCATAAGTGGTGCTGTAATATCTGGCAACTCTATTTTCTCGGAAGCTCTCGGGATGGACATTCAGAGAGAAGGCGGACAGCCGACAATGTCAGGCGTCACTGTAACGGGAAACACAATTCTATGGAGCAGCGTTAGGTCAAGCGGATCACATCAGGGATTGCGTGTGTACGGTGTGGATGATTCGCTGTTTTCTGGTAACTTAATTTCCGGCTGGAGGCGAGGGGTCCTTCTGGCTGATTCAAACCGAAACATTGTTTCAGATAATACAGTAATAGAGTGCTACAAGCCAATAGAAGTATCTACACAAATCGACTCACTATCGTGTTCTGGGAATATCATTAAGGGAAACACAGTAAAGGCCGCCACTTCCGATGATTTTTCACAGGACTCTAGCGCGATAAACATTGTTGATGCCGCCGCAGATGGCGGACCAATTGGAACAGTGCTTATGAGAAATGTGCTTTCTGTAGAGGGAAGCGACCCGCTTGTATCAGACGCCGGATCTGGAACAATTGAAATGGTGCATCGTGGGACATCTGGGATTTATGAGGGGTCCGGATCACCAGAGGGGGCGGTGTCGGCTACTAATGGATCTGCATATCACAGGTCGGATGGTGGCTCTGGTTCTTCTTTTTATATCAAGGAGTCAAGCGCCGAGCCGGACAGCGGTTGGTCCGCCGTAAAAACTTCCTCCGAGGTCCACACATCGCCCTGGACAATGCCGTCTGCTGGTGCCGGCTCTGTGGCTCTTGGCGTAGGCACATATTATGTTGCCGGGTTTTATGAGTTTGGGGCAACCCCGGCCAATTTCAGCGGGGCTCCTGTAAACTTTGGGAACGTAAACGAATCCAAGGCAGCACACTTTATGATGGTTGCCGCTGACGCTGCCAGCGACACCACAACAGAGATCACAATTATTGGAACAACAATAAACGATTCCGGCGTAAGACAGGCCCCCGACACATCTGTTGTTAGGCTCAATAACGCAGCCATTGACACCTATTACGAAACACCTGAAAAATGGCTCGGCCAGGTTTCCGTAGAAAAGACGGCGGGCACCGACCGCCTTGTTAATTATGGCTGGTGTAAATATTGGGACAACTCAAACCAGGACTTTATTATTCACGGAGGAGAGGCAAATTGGTTTGCCGAGGCATCTGGTGCCTTCGATGCTCAATTGATACACCACAAGTCAACCGGATGGTCATATAACGCAGTTGGTGAGCCATCTTATCCAACACCAGTGTTTTCTTTGGACACGATCCACGTCACAGAGGTGAACACCGTGGCAGGGGATTACGGCGCGGTGAAAATAGTTGGTGGTGACATTCCCGTTGATGGAAGTGGAAGCGAAGGGGTTATTGGCGTTGTGATATTTAATGTCGCAAACCAAATAAATTACGGACAGATGATTCTCATGTATTCCTCTGACTGAGAAAAGGAAAGAACATGGTTACAATAGTTGGAGCAGGGGTTGAGCGTACATTTCTTCAGTCTGTCAATAAGGCGCTCAACAAGATTGGCGAAAGCAATGTAGCGTCACTCGTCAACCCGACGAAGCGCATACGGCAGGCCATGGACGCCGTTGAGGAGGCGCGGGACCATGTGTACTACGAAACTATGTGGGAGTTTCGCAGAAAGTACCACCGGATAGAATTAGCCAAAGGTCAAATGTGGTACGAGAATGCCGCCGATTATCAAAAGATGGCCACCGGGGTTTCAATGAATCGCAGCAATGAGCCATCTCTTGAAAAGTACAGCTACGAAAAACTTCTGGAAACATGGCCCGACTTGCGGGCGTTTCCTCCTGGCTCTGGTGTTGTTGATCTTAATACCATCACGCAGCTTGCGCAGCAGAGTCTTACTTTCGGAAAGCCCGTTGTCTATTGCGTGGTCGATGGATACGTTGGCCTGATGCCAATACCAGACGAAGAGTTTGTGACAACCGAGGGCCAGCTTTACATGAGCTACTGGTCACACGCCCCGTTGCTTCAGTCTGACAATGACCCACTTGGTCTGCCGCAAAACCTGTGGCTTGCTGCTGACGGAATCGGAGCAGGCGGGTTGCAAAAGATCCTTGAATACCCAGACTGGGCTGCTGATCACGGCAAGGGCCTGCGGTCACTCAAGCGCGAGACATCGGGCGGAAGAGTCGGTCCAGAGGATTTGATAACTGGCGAAAATTACAATTACAACGAGTAGGTTGATATGGGATACGAGCAGCGTTCACCACAGCCTGAAGTAAGACAATTCGGTGGGTTAAACACCCGGGACTCGGAGATTGCTCTACCCGGGAACGACAGCCCATCCATGCTGAATGTTTCCCTCCATCCAGCCGGCTCTGTTCAGTCCAGGGAGGGGATGCGGGCACTGACCAGCCCGACTGGTGAGTTCAAGATTGACGCGATAATGAGCCTCCAGAATCCAGAAGAGGGCAGGATCTTTTTGTACTGCATCGCTGACGGCACGATCTACCGGACGACTGACCCCGGGGTGTGGTCCTGGCTTGAGGCAAAGATCGACGGGGCGCCGGCCGAGAGCGTTGTAATGCCCGCGGTCGATCACCACTACGGCAGAGAGAACACCAGATATTACGACCTTGACAGCACCACTGAATATCCGGCCTGCCTTTACATTTGCAGGACAGACGGCGCACCCATTGTGGCGGTCGGTGCCGTTGACCCCGACGCAGACCTATTTGAGATACCAGTTGGTGTTGCTGGTATTCCAGGAACGCCAGGCACCCCTGGAACCCCTGGGTACAACCCCGACTGGGATGGGGACATGGGGTTCCCCAAGTTTATCAGACTGATTGGACTTGGCGCTGGTGAACGGCTTCATGCCTGGGGATTTGAGGGGAACAAGAGCATTTCCTATTATTCAGCACTAGACGAGCCATACAACTTCATCAGGGCAAAAATGGACTATAACCTTGACGCAAACCCAGAGGTTGACGGCGGGTTCTATGGCGTGCGCCTTGGCGATGGCGACGAGATTGTCACAATCGTTGACATGGTTTCGTACACTGTGATTTTCAAAAAGAACAACACTTTCCTTTACACCGGAGATCCTGGGTCAACGGACTGGGCCCTCAAGAAGACGATCCCGGTTGGTTGCGTATCGGACAGGGCATGGGTCAAAGTAGGAGATGACATCTTGTTCTGGGCCAAGGACGGCCCCCGTGCCCTGTCTGCTGTTTTTGAGTACGGCGACCTCGCCCACGCGAATGTTGCGCTGAAGATCCTGGACGAGGTTGTCGGGGTTATCCCGGACGACTTCGATAAAATCTGCTGCTACCACGACCCAACGAACATGCGGGTTATTTGGTATGTGCCGATGCTTGGAAACTCCTACAATAACGCAGCATTCGTGTTCTACTACGACCGGGGAATTTTCACACGATGGTCCGGTGGCGCCACAAATATCATGGACGTTGAGCGGGTCATAACTGACGGGTCACAAACAGAACGGATTATTGCCGGTGGATACGACACCGGTGTTGTTCAACTTCAGTATGGCGATGCCGACGTTGAGAACATTGATGATGTCATCACGTTGGACGATATTGAAAAAACCTACATCACCGGCTGGATCCAAACTGGGTCCGTGGCAGACGCAACGCGGTCGCTCTGGGTTGACTTCTTCTTTGGAGATGGTGGCGGTGGAGTTGATATTGAGTTCCAGACAGACCTAAACGAAACCTGGGAGCCAATAGATCGGATCACAAGCTCCATGGGTGGCTCTGGATCAATCTGGGGATCGTTCAAGTGGGGCGACGGCACAAAGTGGGGGCAGACCGGACGTTCATTCGTGAGGTACGAGATGGACGCCCTGTTCCGCCTGATTCGATTCAGGTTCAGCAAGACTGGACAACTCGGTTTCGAAACAATGGGCTTCAGGATTGAAATGCGAGAAAGGGGATCGAGAGCATGACATGGATTCCAGTACCCGTAAACCCCAAGGATGTTACGGCTGACTTTCTGTTCAACATAGCCAAGAAGCACCGGCTTATTCGGGCAAGCACTGTTGACGACATTGTGCACTTCAAGGAGATCTGCTCCAGGTGTGCGGTAATCCTGATAGAGGATGACGAAACCAAGGAAGAGATCGGCCACGTTATTTTCTCTAATATCCAGGACGGGGAATCAGCGGATCTTGACCTGATCCCCAACCCGAAGTATTTCAGTCCGGCTCACCCTGAGTTCAGGGAAGAAATCAAAGTGGCCTTGGTCCCTGTTCTCGAAAGCCTGATGGAAGGAAGAAGCCTGCGGCGGGTAAATGCGTCCGTCCCGGAATCACGAAACAGAACCAAGAAGGCGTTAATGGCCTGTGGGTTTGAAAAAGAGGGCGTCACAAGAAAAGGGATAAAGTTCGCCGGCAAGGAAGCCGAGAACATCATCAATATGGGCCTGCTTTCGGGTAAGGAGTAGATCATGGGTTTCTGGAAAGGCGTAGGCGGGGCAGTAACCGGGG